AATTGCGATGGATTAATAACATTAGAGAATTACGGATATTTATACCTATTACAAACGCAACAAAATAGAACACAAATAGCCATTAAATTTGCTATTGACAATGGAGTAGATGGCTTAGTAATTATAGGTGGAAATTGTAATCTTACGAGTTTACAAATCAATGCTCCTTACAAGGACATAGGTACTTATTCAGTAGGTTTACAAGGTTCTGGTCCTTATACAACTTCAGGAGTTTCAATAAATCAAAATGGTGTGATAATAACGGCAAGTAGTCAAGTGTATATGAAATCTGCAACGGCAGCTGGTGGAGAGACTACTATTACTTTTGCAGATATGATAGGAAAGACTTGTCTAGGCTTTACAAGAGGTGGTGTAGAGGTAAGAGAGATACTTACAACAGGAACTCCTACAAACGACCAGATTAAGTTTACAAGTGCAAGTGGTGTGGTTACTTTTGGAAGGGCATTAGAAGTAGATGAATTTATTAGAGGAATATTTCAATAATTAATATGAGCAATCAATTACAAATATCAGGAGCAGCAAAAATTAGGAGCATACAAGGTCCAGTAGTGGCTAATAGTGGTGTAATAACTGCCTTAGATGGTGATGCTTCTCAATATGTTAGAGGAGATGGTACTTTAGCTGATTTCCCTACATCAACAGGTGGAGGTAGTTCGGTTTCTTATTATCTTAATACAAGTGTAAGTCAAGGTACAATAGGTGGGGTTGCTTATAAACAATTAAGTAAAGTTCCTATTAGTGGTGCTGGAACTGATATTACTATTTCGGCTAATGGTTACATAGCAAGTTATTTAACTGATGCTAATGACCCTGCTTTATTAGAAGTACCTGCTGGAAACTTTAATTGTGAGTTTTATTTTAGTGTAAACTCTAATGCTCACAATCCTTATTTTTATGCAGAAGTCTATAAGTATGACGGAACTACTTTTACCTTATTAGGTAGTAGTCAAAGTGTACCAGAGTATTTAACTAATGGAACTACATTAAGCCCTTATTACTTTGCTATTCCTGTTGCTACTTCGGTTTTAACTATAACGGATAGAATAGCAGTTAGAATATTTGTAAACGTAGATGGTAGAACTGTTACTTTACATACTGAGAACAATCATTTGTGCCAAGTGGTTACAACTTTCTCTAAGGGTTTGACTACATTAAATAGTTTAACAAGACAAGTACAATTCTTTCAAACAGGCACAAGTGGAACTGACTTTGCAATATCTTCAAGCGTAGCTACTCATACTTTTAACTTGCCTGTGGCTTCGGCTGCAAATACTGGTAAATTGAGTTCAACTGATTGGAGTACATTCAATGGCAAAGTTCCTTATACAGGAGCAACTGCAAATGTAGATTTAGGATTGTTTGGACTTACATCTAATGCAGTAAAAGCTATTGGAGATAATTCAACTTATGGTGGAGTAATAAGTATAAAACAAAATAATGTAATTGGCGGTTTAATAGGAACGGGATATACTGAATTATTTGGTAAAACAAATAGATTAGGTATTTCTTTTGGTGCTGGTTCTATTGCATATTTAAGTAATTCTGTATTGACTGCCGAAAGAACTTACACACTTCCAGATGCAACAGGAACTTTGGCTTTAACAAGCGATTTATCTAGTTATGTTCCTTACACTGGAGCAACTACAAATGTTAATTTAGGTAGTAATAATATTTTCTCAAATTTTGTATATGCAGAAGGTGCTGGTGGAACATCAAATGGTGGAATATTAATAAAACAATATAGTGGAGCAATAGCTGCAAACTCTGGTTATACTTCGTTATTTGCAACAATAAATCAATTAGGTATAAATTTTAGTGGTGTTTATAATGCATTTTTACAAAGTGGAACATTTACTGCATCTAGAACTTACACACTTCCAGATGCAAGTGGAACTTTAGCTTTATTAGAAAGTAATCAAACTTTTAGTGGTCTAAATACATTTTCTTCTGTTGCAAATATGACTGCTACATTACAAGTGCAACAAGGTCTTTTTTTAAATCAAGCTATTCAAGCAAATACAGGTTCACCATATACGGCAATAAGTGGTAGAGCAAATGGTTTATTTATATGTCCTAATAGTGGTACTGGTTATGATTTAATTTTCCCTTCAACATCAAGTTATAGTTATACTTTCCCTGCTGCAAGTGGTACTTTAGCTTTGACTTCTCAATTAACAAGTGGAACAGTTACATCGGTAGCTGCTTTAACTTTAGGTACAACAGGAACGGATTTAAGTTCAAGCGTAGCAAATAGCACTACAACTCCAGTTATAACATTAAATATTCCTACTGCAAGTGCAGCAAATAGAGGAGCATTAAGTTCTGCTGACTGGACAACTTTTAATAATAAAGCATCTACTGCTGATTTAGCTAACTATCTTCTTTTAACAGGAGGTACTTTAACAGGTCAACTTTATATTAACCCTACTAATACTGCTACTGTTGGATTAGATGTAGCAAGTAATACAATAAGATTTAGAAGTGATAATTTAGAAGGATTTAAAAGGCAATTAGAAATAACTATGGGTAGTGGTACTCTAGTTCAAATGGTTGCTAAGGGATTTGGTGCTAACTATATTACTGATATGGCATTTTCTACTTCAACTGCAAGTGGAATAAATGCTACACCAGCTATTTATATTACAGGAACTAATAATAGAGTAGGAATAAAAACAGGCACTCCATCTTATGATTTGAGCGTTAATGGAAATGCAAGTGTTGAAGGTACTAATAGTGGTATTTTATTTGATACAGGAACTGCATATACTCCTAGAATAAGACCTACTATTGCACTTAGTGATATGCAAATTGAATCATCTGGTAATGGTGGTAATGTAATTTTATCTGCAGTTGGCACATCAGCATCAATAATTGCGTTTGAAACAGCTGGTACAAGAAAAATGACAATAACTAATGCAGGTAATGTAGGTATAGGAACTGTTAGCCCTACAAGGTTATTAGATGTTAATGGTGTGATAAGAACACAAAATTCAGGTTCAGCAGGTGCTCCATCTATTGAATTAGGAACATCTGCTCAAGGTAATGGTTTATTTTTTCCAACAACTAATACTATTGCAATTTCTACTAACGATACCGAAAGAATGCGTATTAGAACTGATGGTATTATATCACTTGGGGCAGGTTATGCAGCAGCAAATTCATTTAATTATTTCCCAATTTATAGTGCGGGACAACCAGGATTTAACCTTTTAAGTTCAACGTCAACTGACCTTTTAGCTTTTAATGGTAATACTAAAGCTTTATTTTTAGGTAATTTAACAGGTGGTGCAACAACACTAAGTACAGATGCAAGTGGAAATGTAATTAGAACACCGTCAGATATAAATTTAAAAACTAATATTCAAGATTTAGAATATGGTTTACAAACTATTATGCAATTAAGACCAATAATACATAATTGGAAGGAATCTATTGATACAGAAGAAAAATCAATTAATATGGGCGAAGGAAAATCAATTGGTTTTATTGCTCAAGAAGTTGAATTATTAGTTCCTGAAATTGTATGTGGTGAAGAATATAAAAGTATTGATTATCCAAAAATGGTTGCAATATTAACCAAAGCAATTCAAGAACTATCTAAACAAAACGAAGAACTATCTAATAGATTAATCAAACTAGAAAACAAATAAACTATGAAAACAGCAATGCAAGAATTGATTGAATTAATTGAAAATGGCGAGACAGAGCTTTATTTAATTGAAAACCATAAACAAATATGGCTTGAAAGAGAAAAAGAACAGATAAATAATGCTTATAGAAAGGGCATATACGATAAAAATGAAGGACAAATAAAAGAAGAATACTACGACCAAACCTATAACAAAATAGATTAATCAAACTAGAATCAAAGTAGCTAGAATTATAATAGAATAATCTTATATTTGTAAAAAATCAATACTATGATAACAATTAACGAACAACAAATCAAAGATTTAGAAGCATTTATCAACACTATCCCAACTGCTTATGGCTTACCATTATTGCAGTTCTTAGGTAAATTAAATGCAGAACAAAATCCTCCAATAGAGGAAGCAAAAGAAGTATAATGACTCCACATAGCAATCAAGCCGACTTTGGAATGGTACTGAGTATCACTAGTGCTGCAATAAGCATAGCAAGTATTCAACCTATTGTAACATTCTTTGGTAGTTTAGTTGCTATTGCATCTGGACTTTTTGCCATTAGATATTATTACAAGGCAGCTAAAAAGTTTAAGTAATGAGAGACATTGTAATTACTTTAGTGATTGCAGTAGTTCTTATCTTCATCTTTAACGGAAGGTATAACGGAAATGAGCCTACAATAGTAACGCATACCGATACTATATATAAGCATGAAATAACAAAGAAATATATTAAAGGGGATTCTATCCCTTTTGTCGTTTTAGGTATTGATACGACCATTGTACACGATACTGTACGTATAGTTCAAGATTATGCGTACGTACGAGCCTACTCTGACACTATAAAGATAGATTCAAGCACTTTTATTATCAACGATACAATTAGTCAAAACAAGATAAAAAATCGTGGTTTTTACGCAGATATAAGTCAAAAAACCATAAAATTGGAAACCATTAGGACAATACCATCCAAAAATGAGCTTTTCTTAGGCATATTAGCCGATTTAAGGACATTTGACAATAAAGTCGGCATAGGTGTTGGTTTAGGATTTAAAATGCCTAAAAAGGGCTTATTTACAATATCGGCTACTACTAATCAATATTCAATTGGATATTACAAAAAATTCTAATGAAATTACCTGTGTCATATAAAGAGTTTGTTAAGCAGCCAATTGTGGCTACTTTATTCATTGTATTATGTGGAATATCGGCTTTGTATGTTGATGTAAGGTCAACATTCCAAGACCAAGCAAAGGCACAAAATGTAAGAATAGAAAAGGTAGAGAATAGATTAGATTTAGTACAAAACGCATTAAGGAAATCGGATTCATTGAGTGCAGTTTCTACTACTAAACTTCAGGTGCTAACTGACCTTAAAATGATACCAAAATAATGAGGTATTTATTATTCATATTTTTGTATGGTTGTAGTTTGACTGCTCAAGAGCCAAGTAAAGAACAAAAGATAGATAACGAGTTTCAATTATTGCTTAATAAAGTAAATGAAAACAATGTTAATTCATCTTTAGTTCAAAAAGAGGCATCTAAAAAAGAAAAGAAAATAATTACTAATACGATAAATAATATTAACAATTTAAAAAGTGAATTAAGTGAGGTTAAAGCTAGGTTGGATTCTATTGCTATTGATACTGGAAGTTCATTCAGCTTATTGCCAATACCCAAGAAGTAAAAGAATAGGAAACGATTCGGTAATAATAATAACTATTGACCAAGCAAACAACATAAACAACCTATACAAGAACTATAACGATTCAATTGTCAAATTAAATGATTCAATAATCAATTCAAACTTAAACTATGCAAAACTTAATAAAAAAATATTTGAGAAAACTGATTCTATCTATCTATGGAAAGTTAGGTATGAAGCTGCAAGAGACCTTACCAATTATAGAACCCAAGACCACGAAAAAGACGACAAAGCCAAAGAAATAGGCAAATACCTTTTAATCTTTATAATTATTTTACAATTTATCAAACTTTAAATATGGAATGGATAAAAAATTTACTTAGTGATGAAAGAGGAAGCATAAGTACTAAAAGACTGATTGCTTTAGTATCGGGATTTTTTCTATGTATTACTTTAATAGCTAATTCATTTAGTCATATTGAAATAGCACCTAGTGATAAATTAGTAGATGCAGTCATGGTTATTTGTATTGCTGCAATGGGAACTACAACGATAGATAAATTCTCAAAATGAAACAAAAAGCAATCCTTAGACTAGCCTTAGTGCTTTGGTTTGTATTATTAATATTCTTTATAATGGCAAGATATGTTAAGTAAAAAAGCAATAGACCTTATTATTCAGTTTGAAGTTGGAGGTAGAGCATACTATGATAAGAAACTACAAAGCCCTATTTGGGCAGGTGGAGAATCAGGTATTACAATAGGAATGGGTTACGATTGTGGTTATGTTAGCGAAAAGCAATTCTTTTTAGACTGGGGTAATAAACTTACTCCTAACTTTTTAGAGCCATTAAGAAAGACTATTGGACTTAAAGGCATACAAGCTAAACAAATGCTTAGAGGGGAATTATTACAAGTTAAAATCTCATATAATATTGCATACGAGGTATTCGTTAAATGCTCGGTGCCTAAGTATTTTAAAATGACTAAGGCAATATATCCAGAGTTAGAAACGTTAAATGAGGACACTCAGGGTGCATTAGTTTCTATGGTTTACAATAGAGGAAACAAGCTAGAAGGTGATTCTAGGATTGAGATGAAGCGAATAGTAGAGATGGTTAAGAACAAAGACTATGATGGGATTGCAGAGGCAATAGAGAGCAGTAAGAGACATTGGGAAGGCAAAGGATTAGATGGTTTAGTAGTGAGAAGGGAAGCAGAAGCAGACTTGATTCGTGATTCGTTAGCATAACAAAAACCTAAAATATGGCTGGAAGTAAAACCACAATGAGTGGTCAAATAGTCTTAGACTACTTGGCAAAATATCCTGCGTGGATGCCCTCAAACACATTAGCTAGTCTAATCCTTAAAGAGAACAAGAACCACTTTACCGATAAAGAGAATGTGCGTTATCTAATACGCTATTACAGAGGCAAGACAGGTCCAGATAAAAAGTCAACTAACAATAAAGAATATTTAGAGCAGACTAAAAGAAGTTGCAGTCATTTTGTGCAACCTGAAACTTGGGCAGAGGAAAAGGTTGTATTTGACCTACCATTAGGAATTAAGAAGATGGGATTTATTAGTGATATACAAGTACCATTTCACGACCCTAAAGCTATTGATGTTTGCTTTGACTACTTAAACAAAGAGGGTATTGATACCTTATTTATAAACGGAGACTTAGTAGATTTCTACCAATTAAGCGACTTCCAAAAAGACCCAAGAGTAAGAAATTTTAGTGATGAATATGAAAGCATACTAGAAATGTTAGGATTTATAAGAAGGTCATTCCCTAATTTAATTATTTATTACAATTTGGATGCAAATCACGAATTTCGCTACGAAAGATATATGAGGACAAAAGCACCAGAATTGTTAAGTTTGCAATTGTTCGAGTTAGAAGATTTGTTGAAGCTAAATGAATTTGGGATAAAGCCTCTAAAGAACTTAGACCACGTTAAATTTGGCAAGTTGCCAATTATACACGGAGATACTACTTTTAGGAGAGGAAGCGGTGTAAGCCCTGCTAAGACCCTTTACGATAGGGTTAAGCAATCGGCTATTGCATCTCACGTTCATAGGACAAGCGAGTACACGACAAAGAATCAATTTGATGGTGAAATGTTTACTTGCTGGACAACTGGTATGCTAATGCATCCGAACGTTGAGTATTGTAAGCACGTGGACCAGTATAATGCTGGATTTGCTTTACTAGAGAAAGAGACAAACGGAGATTATAGAGTTCACAATAAGAGAATAACAAAAGGAAAAGTATTTTAAATATAAAACTATGAAGATGCCTAAGAATTGGAATAAACTTAATTTAAGCGAACAAGAAAGCTGGTTAGTAAAGAAGTATCAAGAAATGATTAGCGAAGTAGAATCAGTATCTAAGATGTTAGCCAAGATAAGAGGTGGCAATAGAATAGTAGTTAAGGAGATTGAAAGACCAGATGAAGCCTTGCTTAAATCGTGAAAATCAAAATCATATATCGTAAACTTGGTAAGGAACAGGCTTACGGCATATCCTCTAGTGATGGAGTAATAGAGATTGATGAAAGGCTGAAAGGCAAGAAAATGATGGAGATATTGATTCACGAGATATTACATTTATTAAACCCAAAGGATGATGAAAAAACCATAATTCGCAAAAGTGTAACTTTGACTAAAGTCTTGTGGAGTGAAGGGTATCGGAAAATTGATGATACAATCGACCTTCCTTTACAAGATGGTTCTATTTAGGTTGTTTTTTCTTGTTCATAGGTTCTCCTCAGTGTAAAAAGCTGGGGAGTTTTTATTATATTTGTATTTAGATATACTAATGGTTTAACGGAGGTTCGTTTTTACGATGCCTCCCTTTTTTTGCCCTTTAGTCAAGTTATAACTTTACTTATTTGCGTAGTACTACTACTAACATTTAACATATTTTGTTACAAATACCTATAAATCAGTAGCATATTTGCCCTAATTCCATTACAACATTTTACATATTGTACCTAAAACATTGTACAATGTTCCCAATTTGGTTACAAAAGTTCGCTAATAGAAAACTTTATCAATCACAAAAGTTACCCAATAAGGCAACTTTGAGCCGTAAATGACTGATAATCGGCTCATTTTAGACTGATAAAAAGAAATTTAAATAATTTATTGTTTGTATTGTAATTGTTTGTATCTTTGTTAAAACAAAACCAAATTAGTATGAAAACACTGTTATCATTTAACAACAATTTTTACCCTTACAATGGGCAATTTATTCCGCAGACTGGAGATTACATTTTCTTAGATTACGAATTAGAAGGAACTAAATTCTTTTTAGTAACCATAAGAACTATTGACTTATCAAACAATCAAATTATTTTATCAATCGTAAAAAGCTAATTATGACAGACCAACAAAACAAGAATTTTCAGGCAATTGTTATTTTAATCTTTGTCTTTATTGTAACAGGAATCTTACAAAACATTTAAACCAAAATATGAAAGTAGAAAAAAAAGAAGTAGTCTGCATCCGACTGCCAGAATCAATCAAAAAGAAAGTAGATGCCGAAGCTAAAAAGATGTACTTAGCACCAAGCAAATTAGTATCAATTATCGTACAAAAATATTACGAATCTAAAAACTAAACTATGCAACCATTAATCTATCAAGGAAAACAACTTAAACTACACCAAAGAGCAACTTGCCTACTAGAACTACTTAAGAAGGCTCAAGCAAGGCAATCTAGCATTGAATCAGATTTAACCAAATGGAGAGGAGCAACTTGGGATAACCCTATCAAACTAATGAACAAGTACGAAGATGACTATCTTATTAAGATTGCTAGGATGAACCAAATACAAAAGCGAATCTTAAAGTCTTATCATTTCTTGATACTGGACCTTTATGAGATTACCGAAGATTTTATGTTACCTATAAACCTATTACACTTTTAAATATGACATACATAGATAATAGCAAGTTCCAATTGCAAAGAGAAATCTACATTCTAGAGGTAGAGAATGAAATGCTAAGAAACCAAATTATTAAACTTAAAATAGAAAAGAATGAACTACTGGTCAATACCAAGTCAAAAGGAGAGCAGACTGACAACGAAGGAAATGATAAGGTATTCTGAAACAATTATAGATAAGATTGCAGAATATTACAAGATACTTCCTAAGGACATTAAAGGCAAAAGCCGTAAAAGGCATTTTGTAAAAGCAAGATTTATAGCAATGTATTGTATAAAAAATAACACAACTTTAACATTGAAGGCAATTGCAGATATGGTAGGCAGAGACCACACTACAATTATCCACTCTTTAAAGACTATACAAAATACTTTAGACTTGCATTACGATACCGATTTAAAGGATGAACTAAACGAAATTAAAAGATTAATATAAATTTTTGTTATTCACAAAATAGTCTTATTTTTAATTATTATTTACCAAAAAACCATAGTATGATTAACTTACAAACAAACTCGCTTATCAACATTTACAAGGCTTTATCTGCTTTTCAGCAAGACTGCCCTGTAATTCACAAAGGGACAACTGGGCATAATTACACCTATGCCGACTTTCCTACAATTCTTGAAGTAATCAATCCGATACTTAAGAAACACAATCTAGGATTTACCCAGCTTCTTATTGAGGATGGATTAAAGACAATTATCTTTCACACTATTAGTGGAGAGGCAATTGAATCTAATGCAACGATTCCACAAATTACTCTTAGAGGTATGAACGAGTACCAGTCTTTTGGAAGTGGTATTACCTATTACAGAAGATATGCTTTAAGTGCTGCTCTTGGCTTAGTAACTGATAAAGATACCGATGCCTCTGGAGAGAAAGCTGCATCCGTATTTATTAAGAAACATAAATCAATACTGGACCTAACATTAGCTATTGATATGTGCGAATCTATTGCAGAGTTAACCAAGCTACATTCTTTAAACAAAGATTTAATGAATGAAGGTATTATTGCATTATTTAGTCATAAAAAAACAA